ACATTTAATACTAATGTAGTCTTCTGGATTAAAGTCATAGTGGTTATTCCAATTATCAATTGTAACTTCTTTGCGAGTAACATAACTGAACCTTGATACGTTAGGTTGAACTAATAAATCCCAATCTTTATCTGAGCTAACTAGCCAGATATTATCAACAGGGAGTTTTGATTTTTTTGATACAATATATGCTGCAATGTCATCTGCCTCAACGCCTTGAAAGCGTAAAATTGGAAACTCAGTATTTTCAGCAATATGTTCTAGTGTTTTTGTAAAGTCTTCAAAGAACAGCTCAAACGCTGCTTTTTCAGCATCAGTTTGTTCTGCAAATTTATCTTTACGATTTTGTTTGTACTCAGGATAAATAGCTTTACGATACGAGCTTGATCCCATATCTCCAGCAATAATCACATGACTTGCTTTATATGATTTTTTAAGACTTTGAACTGTTCGTAAATAATCTTCAGCAAAATCTGTAGCACCACTATGTTTATAGCGAAATGCAAGATTAAGTGAGTCTACAACTAGTAAGGTATTTTCTTGTTCGGTAATTTTTAAGAATGTTTTTGACATATTATTTGTGTGTTAATCTGTTATTATACCACTGCTTAGCTGTTTTGTCAAGTTACAAATACTGGTTGCTCCCACTTTAACCAATCTTCTAGCAGTGCTGCATAAAACTCATGGTCTTCGTGATTATAGTAAAGGCAACGATAGTTTTGTGAATTAGGCATTTCATCAAAAGCAACAAATACTTTGCTGCGATCAAATTTAAAAATCAATAGTGGTTTTTTGCTTACTTGCGTACCTTGACGAGTAGTCTGCTGCCAGAATTCTACTAATTGCGGAGTCTTAGATGTTAGTAATTGCGAAGTAAGGTGATCATCGGCATAACCTTTAACTTCTACACACCAAAGGTTAGTTCGCCCAGGAACGTATAAATCGCCCTTAAGCTGATGTTTAGGGTCAAGAGCACCTGATCCTGGAACTCTTTCCCATGATAAACCTGTATGCTTTTTTAACAGATCACGTACTGTGGTCTCTGTTCTAGCACCTTTGGCTCTTGGATCTACAGTCATTATACCTCTATTTGGGATATGTTGTTACGTTTAATAACATTAATCTTTTCTAGCAGGGGATGACTAAAGCCATGACTTACCAAGAAAGTATTTAAGTGTTCTTCATGTAGTAGTACTTCTACTAACTTTTCTTTACCATCAGTATCAAGTGTTTCTACAGTTTCATCCAGTATTAGTAGATTAATTCTAGAACTGGACAATGTTTGCATTAATTTTCTAATAGCTAATAGTGTAGCTACGTTAACTCTTGCTTTTTCACCACCACTTAACGCAAGTATTTCTATATCTTTTCCATTATCGGTAATAACAACATTTAATTTGTCACTAGCACTTATTTTAAAACTAATTTGAAATCTTCCATCGCTTAGATCAACCAAATAACTATTTGTAATTTCTTCTAAGTCTTTTACTAAACTCTCGATTTTATAAGCTACTAAACCTGTTGTACTAAATGTCTTTGTTAAAACATTTAAAATACTCATTCTTTCGCTTAACTCATGCAGTTTACCGCTATAAATTTCTAATTCTTGGTTCATTTCAACTAATTGTCTTGATACTAAGTCTACTTTAGTGTTGTGTGCAGTTACTTCTTTGTTATATTGTTCTGCTTCAAGTATCTTACGTTTTGTAATAGCAATTGAATTCTGTAATTCCGTAAGTTGTTGTTGTAGTGTTTGTTTGTCTAGTAAAGTTTCTGGTAACTCTGTATTTATAAGAGCATGATACTTTTCCCAATCTTCTTGTGCTTTTTGAGCTTCTTGCCAAGCTGTTTTCTGTTGTTTAATTTGAACTATTTGCTGAGTATATCCCATTGTTTCTAAAACAGCTATCTCAGCTTCTTCAGTTTTTTCTTCAATTAATTCAGCTACTTTTTCTTCATCAATATCTGATAAACAAGTAGGGCACGTGCCGTGCAAGGTTTTCATTTTTATAACAAAAGCTTGTGCATCACTAACTGTTTTAGATAATTTTGCTACTTCTGCTTGATAGCTTTCTATACCTTCTTCGGGCTTTTGAGGAATTGGTAGTAGTTTAATATTTGACTGTAACTGCTTGTAAGTATTGTTTTGAGAAATCTTTTTATTAGTATATTCAATACTGCTTATACTAGAATCTAAAGCTGTTGCCTCTGCTATTATCAAAGTATTTAGCTCCGGACTTTCAATTACTTCTTTTAGTGTTAATTCAGTTTTTTCGTATTTGTTTAACCAGCTTGCTACAGTATTTACTTGGGATTGCACTCCCGCAATATCTTTGGTAAGTTGAGTGCTTACTTCTTTAAAAATTTCAGCAGCACGAGTATATTTGCCTAAATTTAATATTTCAATTAAAAATTTCTTACGAGCAGTATCAGGAGCTGTTAAAAATTCTAAACTCGACGCATTTGATTGATACACAATTTGTGCAAAACTCTTGTGATCAAAACCTAATATATCTTCAATTATCTTGTATGTAGCTGTAGCAGTGTGTGCACTTATATCTACACCTGACTTAAATAATTTTACAGTTTGGGCAGTACCGCGACTAGACTTAATTGTGTAATCTATATCATCTCTGTTAAAATCTAGTTCAATACTATATGTTTTATCTTTAATATGGCGATTAAGAATATCTGCTTTCTTAATACCTTTTGAGTTCTTATTAAACAATACTTCTTCTAGTATTAAAGCAATAGAACTTTTACCATGCCCGTTTTTACCTACTAATTGTGTAAGTGGAGCTGCGACAAAATCAATTTGGTTATCTTTTCCATAACTAAAGGCGTTAGCCCATCGTAGTTGTTTTATAGTTATCATTAAAGTCTCTATTCAGTTTCAATTTTGTCTGCATGATTTTGAAACTCTTTTAATACGTTTTCTATAGTATCTTCTGGCAACTCTAGGATGTATGCTAGATACTCACGAATTTCTTCTGACATAGACATTTCTTTGTCTAAGATTAGTGCGCTATCTGTATCACGCTTAATTACTTTACGATCAATTAAATCTGAATCTTCTAGCTCACCAAGTTCTTGCATATCGCCTTCGACTTGATAAATTGTGTGATCGTAATCTGTTTGCGGTTTAGGGTCATGCACAGCTACTGTACGACGAATAAGTTGTGGTAGTTGTAGTTCACGCCATTCATGCTCTAAACTATGGGTATCCAATAAAATAACACCAGTAGCCACATTCCCACGATGAAAGCTAGTAGTAACGGGACTTCCAGGATAGATAATATTTTTTTGAGAATTTTCATAACTATGTAGATCACCTGCTAAAACAACGTCGTAGCTTGCCAGCAATTCTAAATCCATTTCAGGTTTTACATGTGGAGGAATTTCCCCACGAACGTGTGTAAAGCAAATGTTTCCGCGAATTTGAAAAGGATTTTTCTCAAACTCTTTTAATTTATTATATGGAATAAAATCCATATTCTCTACTTTGTGGTAGTCGTCAATAACTTCTACTAATGGATTTAAACGATTGGTTACTTGTTTTAAGTTTGTTAAAAAAGTTGTATCTTTTTTAACTGCTTCATGATTTCCTGCATAAATAATTGTGGGAATCTTGCAAGTATTAACTAAATCAAAATATGTTTCTAATTCTTCCATGTTAGGAAGCTTATCAAAAACATCGCCACCAACTACAAAAAGATCACATTCTGTTTGTATATCTTCTAGTTGTTGCCATAGCATATTAAACCTATTCTTTGCCCATTCAACGGGTACGTTTTTTTGACCTAATTTAATATGTAGGTCTGCTGTAAATAATACTTTCATATTGCCTTATGAGACAGAAAAGCCCGCTAAGCATTTTGTTTAGCGGGCTTAAGTTTTTTTAACCAAGTTCTTTGACTGCTTCTTGCTCAGAAGAAGGGCTATCACCATCTTCTTCCTGATTGCTAGTAATCTTCTCTAACAAAGCCTTTACGTCTGCTTCTGTAGGACGAACAAACTTTTCGTCAATAGGTTTAGCAGCATCAGCTATAGCACGCTCTTCAGCGGTTAATGGGCGGGGTTTGCAACGCAAAACTTGTAGTGTATACTCAACATTGTAAGCCAGTGGGCCTGTCTTTACACGCTTGAATACAACATCCCAACCTGTTTCATAGTCAGTAGGGTCTCCTAAATCTTCAGCCGCTGTAACGATTTGCTCAAATAATTTCTTTTTCAAATTAAGAGCAACAACTTTTTGCGACTTAGGGTCAATACAATTTACAGAATAACTCCAAGAGCACTTTGACTCTGGAAAATACTCGGTAACATGATCTTTTTCAACGTTGTCAAACTTCTCCTTTTCACGACTAAATGCCAAACATTCAACTGGAATATCTTTGTTGTTAGTACCTTTCAGCCAATAAATATATCGTGGAAGAACTCCTCCAACTAAACGAATTATATTTTCGCCATCTTTGTATTCATAAGAATCAACTTTGTTTGATTGTGCTTTACCTTTGGTGTTTTTAAAACTAAGTGCCATTTTTTATTTTTCCTCGTATTTGAAGTGAATTTTGTTTTCTGTTATTTTTAGTAGCGTGTTTGACTTTATTGCGTTTAAATCTATATCTGAATAATAAGATAGGTCTAGATATGTGTAATCGTAATGTTTATATATGGCGTAATTTCTACGCCCCGCTAATCGTATGTATTGTGCTTTATGTACAATATCTGTGCTGGTATCAGTAAATAAGGAAGCAGGATTTATTAGAAAGCTATTGCCATTTAAGTTAAAAATCGGTTTGATTTTACTGTATTGGTTTTTAGGAATAGATTTTCTAATAAAATGCAATCTTAAAATTTCAACTAATTTTACAGAGTCACACTGTGTTGTGGACTCAAGCAATTCAAGGTTGAAGAAAAAGGTCATATACTGAAACTTAATAAATATTATACCATTTTGGATACACTTTTGCAAGTGAAATTTTATCTAGGCTAATACTTTCCAGCCTTTGCGTAGATAAAGACCTAACCTGTCTGTGTTTTGTTTTTTATCTGCGTATCCAGCAAATTGAATGTCTACTATGATTGGGTCTAGTTTGCCTTCATGCATTCGCATAATTCTACCAGCAATTTGTTCTAGTAAACTATCATTTGACATTGGAACTGCTAATATTACGCAACTAAGGATGTTGATTGATATTCCTTCTGAAAAGATCTGCCTGCTTCCAGCAATACACATTTTTTCTTTGGCAAGGATTTGAGCCTTGGCTTTTTGTCGGTCTTCAAAACTGGTTGCCCCAGTAACCAACAAACACGTTTCACCAACATAGTCTTTTACCTTTTCTAAGAATTCTACTCTATCAGCAATAACTAAAACACTATGCCCTTCAGCAATATGCATCTTAGCTATATCTGCAATAAACTGTCTATATTTATCATCCTGAGTAAGATCAGTAATTTTATCTACCCAAGTAACATTAGCTTTAAGTTTAATACCGCTTTTTACCATGTGAATTGTAGGAGGTATAGTATTAGACGCAGGTGGTTTTAATACTACAGTACCAAAGTAATCTTTGAATAATATATGCTTACCATCTTTACGGATCATTGTACCACTAAGGGCAATTCTGTAGCGTGCATAAAAGCTATCTACTGTTGTAGCAAATGTTGTTGCTGGACAATGATGTGCTTCGTCTAAGATAACTGTTCCAAATTCTTTAGCTAACTCAGTAGTATGTTTTACAAGTGTTTGAATATTGGCAACTGTAATAAAATGATCCTCATGATTTAGAGTACCCCCGCCAATAATGCCGCACTCACAACCAAATAAAGTCTCAATTTCTTCAACCCATTGATCTCGCAATGCAGCTGTGTGGGTTATAACTAATGTTTTCTGCCCAAATTTTCTAGCTAAGTGTAGTGCTGTAAATGTCTTGCCCCAGCCTGGTAGGGCATTTATAAAGCAAGTATCATTTACTTCATTGTAGATTGTTTGTTGATCTTCATATAGCTCAAACTTAGGGTCGGGAAAAGGTACTGGTACTAATACTCGTTTGTCTATAATTTCGTAATCTTGAGGAATTAAGTCTGTTCGACCTTGAGGAATAGATAAAATACCCTTGATTAACGACTTATAATTTTTAATTGTTTCTACACTAGCAAACTTCTTTGATCCAGTGTCTTTATGTATTTTGTATGTAAGAGACTTAATTACGTGTTTAGTATGCTCTATACCAGGATTATCAATATATATTCTGTTACTAATTACTGCTTTTGCCACTATACTAATCTCCAAGTATCTTTCTGGGGATATTCGTAGTATCCGTAAAATAAGTAACTATTATCCATGTATAAAACGCCACCATATTGGTGATAACTTTGAGGCTGAATCATAGTTTTAAATCTATGCGCTATACCTTGTAATTCTAATACACAACCTATGCCATCCGCAGGTAACACTTTAGTAATCTTTTTTGTTGTCAGCTTGGCGCGTGTAGTTTTTTTATGTTGAAAAACCTGTCCGTGACTATCAATAAACCACGTTGTTGATTTTGCTAACTTA